GTTTTTGAGATACTGGATAGTCTGATATCCAATACCTTCCCACAGTGGCGACATACTACATCACCTTCTTTTGTCGTAGTTGTACTCAATTGACCACTCGGTGTACAATGATTACATTGAATCAATCGCATTAACTGCGGATTTTTTTGTTTAACTAATTCCTTTAATGCTTTGATCTCATTTCTTGATAATCCCGAAACATCAATTTTTGTTAACATTGTATTTTCCTCCTTATTATAAAGACATGAGGATTTCTTATCCTCATATTTATAATATATACTTACATCCGCTAGTTATGCGGTAAAAAAAGAGAATGGTTGCCCATTCTCTTTCTTCTTTATTCTTCTTCAGAAGGTAGTTCTTTAGAAACCATACGTTGCAATTTAAGCTCTTTCATCATTTCTTTATACTGTTTCTGAGCTCGATTATACTTCTTAGCTTCGTCTTTAATCTCTTCTTTGAAGAAGATATCGTAATCGGACTTACGATACTTATTGTAAGTAGAAGGTTTAACAAATTGACGACCTAATTCCTCGAAGGATAAGGATAATGCAATAGATGGACTATATGCCAATGCTTTACTTACTGTTAAGATTTGGTAGTCATCCATCTTCTCTTCATTATTGAATGCAGGTGGTTGAAGAATATCGTCATTGCTGCGAATCAAACCTTTAAGAATCATCTCTGTATGTACAGAGTCTACACTCATACCAGAGTCGATAGTTAACTTATTGTATGCATTGACCATTTCATCGATTGTCTCACAATTATAATGGTCCTTCTTATCCAATAGGCGGATAATGTTTTTCAATGGTTTACTTACTTCGTTATTAACGATATTGATCATAGCGATTGGAGATTCGATATCCAATGCACTTAATTTAATACCAACGAAGTCGGCACCAATTGGTTTTAGATGACGACTTACATCTGAGAACAAGTATAGCTCACGAGGATCATCAGGTTTTCCAATTTCTTGAATAGGAATCATCTCATCTGTATCCTTGTTCCTGATGTAAATGATCTCTGTATGATCATTGAAGTCGGAGCTACTAATGTCATCCATAGTATACAAATCTTCATTTCGGATTTGTAAGAACCATTGGTTCAAGTCTTCTTTAGAATCGACATTGAAGATGATTTTGTTAGCATCCAATGCGAAGAATCGATAGAAGTCTGCAGAGAACTCAACCTTATCGGAGTTTGTCTTCAGCATATGTTTAGTAGACAAAATCTTTTGTTGGATAGGGTTATTTGTTTGCGTAGCTGCAAATCGACCTGCATGGAAGCTTGGTGTATTATTGATATAATACAAGTCGCCATAACACTTATGACATACACCATCATGTGCCGTACATGTTACTGGTGAACGCATAAGGATAGTTTTACCAATCAAGTGTTCGTCTGTTTCCATATTGACTACATGTAATACAGATGGATCTTCGTCAGGTAGACGATAATAACGTCCATTAATCTTCTTCAGTACCTTACGGTTTGTAACCTGAAGACTAATCAATCGTTTTGTATCACAGTCATCTACAGTCTTACTGATGTTATAAGACGATGTGAGAATCATGGTCTTATAAGAGAAGTGACCTGATTTACCCATAACTGTACTATTCATAATCAACGCTTTTGGACCAGCTTGACCATCGATATAGAAGTTATTGATAGAGTTTAGGCCACCAGCGATATAGTTACTATTGATAGGTACAGGAATAACGTTACCTTCAACGTCAGGTTTCAAACCGCCAGAAATAGCGAACTCCTGTAACTGACCAGTGTTAATACCCGCACCAGTTACTAGGAATGGTTTCAAGTGGTTCTCTTCATCATTGACGATAATGTCTAAGAACTCTTTACGAGAATTGAAGATGGTATCTTCAATTTCTTTTGGTTGTAGTGTATCATCTAGTTTCGTATGTAATATTTCACGGAATCTAGGATATCGCTGAGCCAAGTCAATGAAGGATTCCATATCCATCGTTGTACCCGCTAAGATACCAAAGTCTGTAAAGATTTGAGACAAGGAGTAGATCATATCATCCAATGCTTCATTCATAGATACGATATCTACTTCTTTATGATATGGTGCAATGAGATTGTGATTGATATAGTCGGAGATATAATCCTCTGTAATCTTAGCACCATCGAAGATATGTGGGCTACCAATGTCTTGCACTTTATCCAATTTTCTGAACGCATTCCAGATAATCATATTAACGATAAAATGAGTAATTGGTATCGTTTTAATCTGTTCTGCCTTATCGCCAGAAAATCTAAATTGTACAGGGTGTTTACGAACCTTCTCTTGTTCATATCCCTGTTTCATATACGTGTATAGCTCATTAAATAGAGCTTTCCATTGTTTCTTATCTTCTACAATGGAGTGGATGTTAAATACGGTTTCAGTGAGTCGCTTATGATACGCATCATAATCGATTTCACCAACGATTTCTACATCATAACTTGCCATAATTTCCTCCAAAAATATAATATATCAGTTACAATATTGGATTGTAAACCTCAGTATACGAACTTACTATGGTACTAGAAAGATGGAAGCTAATGCTTCCATCTTATTGTAACCTCCGCAAACGTTTGGTGATTTCATTATAATCAAATGCAATCAATTCATTGGCAGCAATGTCGTAGATTCGATTCACTCGTTCTGGAGTATCATCTCTATTATCGAAAATATCAACACTCTTATCAGCTTCATTGTATTTAGCAAAGTAGTTAATATGTTTCATAGCACAATTGATTTCTGTTACCAATTGAGATGGGTCGTTTGAACTCGTGAAGATATTAATTTCGACTAAACCATTCAATGGATTACGATGAATCCCGATAGTGTGAATCATATCAGAAGGGTTATCCAATTTAGATGGTAAGAATATATAATCCAAATCTTCTTTACTTAACGATTCGATTGTTTCTTGATTACCCATCCATCTGGATGCTACATATACACCAGGACATAGTCTATCTAGTGCCTTATATAATAGAATGATTCCACCATATTCGGGGAAAGATCGAATAACAGCTGGTGTCACATACTCATCAACCATTAAGTCATCGATATTAAATACCCGATTAAATGGTAACCAACCATATGACGTGATATGAGACATATTAATTTTAGCATCAGCTCGATGGTCCCAAATCTTGATTGCTTTATATGTACCAGGCAAAGTCTTCGCATATAAGCCAATTACATCATAATTATCAATATCGGTGATATAGCAGAGTTGCTTATCATCCCAATCATAGATTGTTACCGTATTATTGTATACGGTATAATACGCCCAAGGGCATCCAGGAATGAAACTGTGTACATTAGATGATACAAGCCCAATTTCATTTACCTGGAATACGTGTAGTAGTGTATTCATATATGAATCTCCTTAATAAATAAAATCTAGTAGTTTCAATAGTCCATATATCATCGATATACAAACTATGGTGAATCCGATATAGACCACCCATTTTACAAAGTTATAGATACGTTCACCCATCATATCCATCTCCCATTCTATAAGTCAATAATGTTACTCATATGCGATGTACCAGAACGAGTTCGTAAGGTAATATCCCCAAGACTTTCTAAGATAGGATTAAACTTAGAGATAATATCATCTACCATAGTATCAATATCCATGGTGTCAATAACCCATTGAGGCAAGCGATCGATATTTTGTGGAATACCAACAACGCTAATACCCCCCTTAGCAATTTCTTGAATTGGGCTATCGAAGATTTCTTTACGAATCGCATCAGCAGCATCACCGAATCGACCCACATTTTCATTAAATTTCTTCTCTGTTTTATAGTCCATCTTAACGATAAAGATCTTCTCAGGAAGATTGATGAGTCGATTCTTCTCAACCGCATTCCATACAATCGTAGCTTTAATTGCTTGCTGACTATATGGCTTCTTATAGGCTTCAGGTTCTTTTGCAGATACTAAGTTTAGATAGGTTAGCTCACCATCTAAGAATGATTGTCTAAGAACTTCTCTAAAGTCCTTAATCTTTCTAATGATGCTACTTACGTTAATTTCATCTACATTCAGAATGTCATCGTGAATGATAGATGTGAAGAATTCTTTAACATCATCAGATGTAGTTGACTTAATGAAGTCAAGACCTGAAATTTTAACCATAGGTGGATCAATTAATTGACCTTCTTGAAGACGTGTGTATGATACATACCGTTTCTTCTTAGGTGTCAAGATCATCGTCAAATTATAGAACTCATTCTTCATATTGATACGATGATGCTGGTCTTCTGGCATATGTACATCTTGACAATATCTCTCTAAGAAACATTGAGAATATCGTGTCAAGATATACGCCATAATATTACAACAGATGAAATCTAACTCATCTTCATTCTCAGCTGCTACCTTCGGTGTAAGATTTTGTGTTAACATTAACTCCATATACTTAGCAATGGTAACCATTGTGGAGTCTGTATCTTGTGTTACTGTAGCAAATCGAGTATGTTGACTATCTCGAACAATACGAGACCGTGTTGGGTGAATATGACATACGTTATGGTAGATATACATCCATAACTGAGTAATATCATCCTCTATTTCTTCAGGAACCCTGTTCGGATTACGGAATGTTTTGGTTTCGGAACATAGTTTTGTTAATAGTTCCTTAACCTCATCTACATCTCGTAAGAATGTATATAGGTTATTCTTGAAATATAAACGAAGAATATCATACTCGCTTAAATCGGATACAACTCTAGTGAGTAGCGTACGATATTCTTCATTACGAGATTGGTCAGTTCTAAATTGAGATAGTAATCGATCTACAGCACGTTCCACCATATCATCGTGATATGGGTTTGATACTTTAAACTTCTTACCCATCTCGGTATTAGCTACTCTATCGATGAAAAGTAGGCATTCATCTAAGTCGAAGAACTTGATGTTACCTTCCAATAACGCTTCGAATGAAGTTTCTGCAGTAGCAATCAGTGCTTGACCTGTACCTGTAGTTGATGCTGCCACATATAAATTGTAGAATACAGATGTATCTGCACCAGCAGCACCGTAATATGAGTTGGCGATAACCTTCTCATTACCTTGACCTATATCTCTCACAAGGAACTCATAAGAGCCCTGTGGGTATTTCTTACGTTCAGCTTTAATCTTATTACGATTATCCAAGCTTTCTATCAACAAACCTGCTGAGGCATTTGCTGATTTATCATGTGGTTTAAATAATACACCATAACCTGCTAAGATAGGTTTTTGTTTAGCAAAGAATTCGGTCATGGCTAATAGGGATGTATCTCTCGATGTCCCCAAGTAGTTATTATCTAATATACATGGATGGTCTTTCATCCGAGTATTGATAATACGATACAATCTATCTTCAATATCTTTTTCAGACATTGATGGATAGGTTCGTTGTAGTTTAGATTTCATCTCAGCTACCCATTCATGTGAGAATGATAGCTCGGATTTATCCATACCCATATTTTTCTCCTCCTTTTTAATATAAAAAGTATATCATAATGGATACATCATTAATGTATCCATTCAAATAATATATATTTGTAACTCATTCTATGAAAAATCAGAAATAAAGAGAATACGGAACGAGTCCGTATTCTCTTTATTATTAAGGTCTAAGAAGCTTAATCTTAAACGGTTTGTTAATTGATGGTAGAGTAACTTTAGCGATAAGAAGATTGATAACAGGTGTGTCGTCACCAGGAACTTTCTTAGCTAAAATTTCCCATTCATGTTTCTCTTTCGTTACAATCACTGCACCAGTGCTAGCATCCACACACTGAACTCCTATTTTCATAGAAACGTTTTGTGGGTGAATCCTATCTTGGATAACATATTTGTTTCTGGCAGTAATCGTATCGAAATACATAGAATCGAATGCAAAGTATACAGTCAATGAACCGCCATATGGGAAGTCATTAATAGTAACTTCTTTTTCATCCGCATCTCGTGCAGGAGTTCGAATAGTTTCTCCACCACTATTATAATTCAAATTAACTCGAGTTAATTTATCATTACTATTCATATATTCATAACCAAATACCGCATTAGTAAGCAATTTACTAGTAGGAAGTATTTTACGTTTAGAAGATACTTTAATAGTATAGGTATCGAGTTCTTGCATATTCGTTACAGTAACTGTTTTCCAACCAGAATTCAATGGGTCCGTAAGTTGTTTAGTTTGTGTACCGATAGCAGTAAAACGATACTCATATTTATCATTATTCGGAATTTGGGAGAATAGTTTAAGATCCATTCCAGGTAACCATTTAATTCGTCTAGGTGATGTGATAGTACATTGTGTGGTATCTTCATTTGGTTTCGTATTGTAACCAATACTATTGAAGATAACAGGGATGTTACCATCGTTATTATACTTATCACCAGAGAATTTGTTACGATGTTGGGATTTAACCATCTCTACAAATTTCAATCGGTTTAAGGCACCGCCAATGTAGTTATTGTGTAACGTATTAATCGCTTGACCAGATTGACCATCGATTGTTACAGATACTAAGTTACCTAAACCTAAATCTTTAGTAGTAATTAATCGAACGATGTATTCTACACCACTAGCGTATTGAGCGATGAATGGGATATCAAGAATTTCAGAAGTTGCATAGGCTTTATCAAGTATACGTAACCCAGCTACTTTCTCAATACCATTCTTACGTTCTACGACAGTGATGATAGCTCTATTTTCATCATTCGGGATCGTAGCGTGTAATCTAACTGCTAAAATATCCCCTGCTTGATATGGGATATGAGTTAAGTCCCAAGTTGCTTTACCTAATGATTTAGCACCAATAGATAATGTAGCGTTACTATGTAGGATATCACAGTAGTTATCTTCAACGGAGAAACCTTCAACGGAGATAGTCTTAGATTCAGTCATAGAAATGAATTTAATTGCAGTCGCATTAGATTTCAAACTATTTGGAATTGGTAATTCTGTTACATGATCGGAGCTATAACCAATTTTAGTGGCAGAGATATAACCATCAGCAGTATCTAATAATACATACCCTTTCGTTGTATTGGATGGAACTGTTTCAATACGAACAGATTCATTCTCAAACTCAGTGAAGTATAGGTTAGTATCAGTCTTACGACCGAAGGAAACTGCTGTGTGGACAGGTAATGATGTTTTGCCATCCTTTTGGTTAAGACGTTTCACTGTTGCAGGTTTAACTACAGAAATGGTATCAATACCGTACTTAGTAATCGCTGCGTCAATATCAGGCATACCAATTGAGTAAATTTTCTTATCGGAAGCACTAGATAACTCGATACTATATCGGTTCTTATTATAGCTTGGGAATAACGTTAATGACTTAGACGCATTCATAGCTGATAAGACACTATAGTCAATAATCTTATTATCAGAATCTTTCAAGTAGATGTATTTCTTATCATTAGTGCTGGTAGCTAATTTAAAGGCTTCATCTAAATAGATAAGGATATTAGGACTATATAGTCGACTAATCTTAGTTAAGGAATTCATATAGTATAAACGATAATCAGGATACATCTCGATCGTATTTGGACGATATACTGTATCTTCTGGTGTTACAGGAGCCATTGTGCGTAAGCGAATTGCATCACGATTCAATAATGTAGTAGGAACAGAGTTACCTACTGTTAAATCTAAGTATGTATGAGTGGATGCTTTGCTTAAACATAGAATGGCAATCTTATCAATCTTATTTCTTGCAGATGCTATATTGTTACAGAACCCTGTTAGAGTCGGAACGGATGTAGCAGTCATAGTGAAACTAGAGCCAGCATTATTCACCACAGCTTTTAGGATAGCGTGATAGCCATCCACAGCATGTTGATGAATTTCTGATGTTAAATTAGCTTCATTTGCAGCAAGAGCAGATACATCAATAGGAATTGGAATCGTAGCTGTTTCTAAATGATAAGCAGTGATGGCACGATCTTTGAACTTGAAGATAGCGTTAAATTTATCTGTTTGCGTAGGAACGTATAACCATTGGCTACCAGTATCGGATACTTTAGATACAGGGATTCCATCAATTGTGCTAGTGATACTGGAACACATAGTCATCACATTACCCACATGAACTTTCATCATAGGAAGTGTTACGTATTGTAACGTGAATCCATAAGATGGGTTTTCTGCTGTGAATGTGATACTATCATCCATATCAACTGAATCAGTAGCGAACATAGCAACTACATTACGGGTGCGATTATCGGTAACCGTTAACACCTTAGTTTCATTGCCAGTAGTAGCAATATTCAATAACTGGTCATGTTCAATCGTAATGGTACGAGTTAATCCTGTTTCACCTTCACCGTACATAGGGAATGTATCAGGAGCATATCGACCACTTCTCCAACCATCAGAAGAGATAATACAATCAGTAGGAACACCTTCACCGAATGTAAGTTCTAAACATCTAGGTGGGATATATCGTTTGATTCTAAGAACGCAGTTATTATATCTTTCATCTAACCGCAATGCATTATCACCCAATGCTCTAGTGGCATTAGCTCGATTATCATATCGGTATTTATCAACGACCACTCCAGTGTCTTTATTTGTGAAGATGAGGTCAAAGTAACCAAGGTTTACTTTAGCACCTTTGTTTTCTTTCACTAAATTAAACATGAAGATGGAGTTATCAATGAAGTTAACATACCGTTTATCCGCTGGAGTATCTGGAGTTACTCTATCCAAATATTGTGCTGGAGTTGAGTTGCCAACATCCACTGAGTAGGTGTAGATGTCTTTGAAGTCAACGTCAGATTCACCGATTTCAATCTTGTAGATATGCTCTACAGCTTCATTTGCAATGAAGTATTCGTTAAATGGTGATTGGCAAGTGAATGTTAAATTACTTACCGGTTTATTTGGATCATATAATGCAACGGCAGATACAGTACCTTCTGCTGTACCAACACGAACAGTAGTCATTGTATTAGGAGTACTATTCAATACAACAGGGGATTTGTATGTTACATCCATATAGTTTCTACCATTAGCAAATAATGGATAGAAGTTTTCTTTATAACGACCAATATCAGTTGTTCGTTCACCAGTCAAGTTAGATGATTTAGGAACTACAATAGTACCAATCTCAGCTTTGTTAGTGGTTACACCATGGAGTTTCAATAGGTTCTTAGCATTGAATAATGATAAGTATACATCACCAGGTTTAAATTCACTATCCACTGGAACTGGGATATCAATAGCAAACCCGCTAGCCCCGAATGTAGATTCATGGATGAATGGGTTGATTTCTGGATCATTAGGGTCATTGTTAGCATTATCGAAGAATGCAGATTTAACAGTAACCGCAGTATTTAGTAATACTCGGATAGTGGATGTGCCGCAGTCAACTCGCAATAACCCATTTTGTAATGTATCCATAACGATATCACCGATACCATCAACATAGATACCATCTACACGATTAGATACTGTATAGATAGATTTAATATGATCTACGAACAATGGAGAAGTTGTATCAATATGGATGGTCTTAGCTGTACTAGGAATCGGTTCATACGCTAAGGAAATCCGAGTAATTGGTTTTTGTAACGTAATTGTTAAGCTACCGGTATTCGGATTACAGAATTGGCGACTAATGATTTTACCGCTATCTAAATCACGAATCACAAGAAGTTTATTCGTAGGACCGATTAAACCTTGTTTAGTAATTGTGAATGTGGCGGTGTTAGTGAATTCATCATATAAAGAGTAAGTATCTTCTGTAAAGACTTTTGGGCTGTCAATATTCTCATCATCTTCCCATTTACCGTTGGAAAGAATACCATCATCAGGGAAACCACCGTTGAATTCCATATACAATGGGAATTTAACTTCTCCTCGACTTGGGTCATGTTTCTCGATTGTTACAGTCATAGAACCAGGAATGATATTGAGAACTTGATTGATTTGGTCTTCAGCTTTATTTGTTAGAATATGTGTATATACCAAATGATTATCTGCGTCAACTACCTTAACGTAGTATTTGCGGGATAATTCTTCAGTTGCCATAAACTTGATACGTACAATATTGAGCTTCTTAGCATTCAGTGTTGTACCATGAGCAACTTCTTTAATGGTATGGTCAAATTCATTCTCAACGATAACAGAAAGTTTAGCTTTCGTTTCATCCGTGAATGGATTAGTACCTAGGAATTTGATGACAGAATCAGTTGGTTCAGTCAATGCTTCATATTCACCAGGTTCAGGTAATGTAGGTTCTGGTGTAGCAATATGTTCTGGCATACGAGGATTTGGGTCCACGAATGGAACAATCGTTACATCAGCAGGTGGTTCTTGAGGAAGAGAATGTGGATTAACAGAACGTTTTGGTTTAGTATATGTACTGATATGAGTACGGTTATAACCATTACCGTCTTCATCGCTATCTCTATCATGAATCATCTTATAGTTAGCTGGATTGAGATCGTGTAAATCTACACCATCTAGTTCAGTTGGTTCTGGAGTTTCTTCTTCTTTTTCATGAAGAATCTCTGTATCATAGTCATAGATAGTTTTTACATTACCGAAGGAGATGCCGTTTTCGATATACTCACGTTCTGTAATCGTTACACTATCATCAGGAATATTGTCATTTGCTAACCCATCGTATACGTTTCTAGGAGGAGGATTTACACCACCAGTTTCTTCTAGGGTTTTATCATGCCACATATAGAAACGATTTTCTTGAGCTACATGCCAACGTACACGGTCATCACCATTGAGTAGTACACGATATCCATAATTCTCATCGAATAATGGTTCATATAGTTCTAGGTCATAACGGCGGTCAGCATTAACAAATCGATTGAAGAACCAATCATCCAATAAGTCTTTATACCAGTTACGAATTTCATTCAAATCTTTGATTTTCCCATCAGGGTTAACCTTTTCAAGAGAATCCAATACGTGTTTTTGGTATTCTTTATCCTTATTGAATAGACGGTCTGCTAAGTAAGCAGAATCTTCATCAATATCGAATTTAAACATAGCATCGGAAGCATGAACCTTTTCATAGATTTCAAGGTTATCCAATGTGTTATGTTTCTTTAAAGTTGTGATAATGAACTTAAATGGAGCAATGATTTTAATATCTTTCTTATGAAGACGAACACCATTCAAGTAGATATCATGGTATGCTAAACAGATAGGTCGAGATGTTTTACCTTCTAAATCAACAAAGCCATCATTACGAACATGACGACGATGATAAATCAATCGTTCATCATAACCTACGTAAGCGATACGGTGGAACGCCGTTTCACCTGCTTTAATAGGAAGATTGAATTTTGGACGTTGTTTGAAGTTCTCATGTTTATATATAACATAAGAATTCTTAGAGAATAGACGACCATCTTCTGTATAGATACGAAGACGTGGTTTCACATCTTGCTTAACGTTAGTGATGTTATTTTGTAAGTTGAAGTTAACCCCAATATCACGTAAGTAATCATCACCACTGTTCTTACGAGTATAGGTAACCAATTGGTTATTGGCACGTAAGAACACGCCTTTGTTAGCATTCACAGGTTCCTTAGGAACGATGCGAAGTTTCATCTTAGGTGAGATATAGTAAACAGAGTTTGTTAAATCTAATTTAGACTCAACGTTATCCATTTCCGTATCTATAACGAATACATCATATCTATCATTAACGAATTCGTTTTCTTTATTCGTTAAGAAGAAGGAGTTAGCTACCGTAGAGGTCTTAAGAATATTCTTAAGTGGTACTTCTAAACCCTCTTGTGGGATAGATGGAATCCAATAACCGAAGTTGATACCATCAAAACGTTCTACCTCAATCATAGAATCAGGTTTGATTAGTCGTTTTGGTAAGTATACATATTGGAAACCTCTATGTACAATAATAGCAGATGGGATAACCATCTTACCATCGATATAGAATAGATAGGAGTTCGCATCGTCGAACTTCATATCATTTTTGTATGTAAATACATATTGCGTTTCAGCAAATGTTTTACGATCAACTTGAATATGACCAGTAGGATCTACAGGAACATCTTGTTCTGTAGAGTTACGCTCCTTAGAAGCTAGATGTTCAGCACTCCATTTGGAGATATCATGATACCAACCTGTTAAGAAACCGTACGTTCTACGTTCATATTCGAGATAGAATTCAGACCATAGTTTGATAAGACCACTAATCGTGTTCATCTTATAATGGAATGGGTTCCATCTATCTGACATATCTACTGCTTGGATACCGTCGTTCTTTTCAAAGTAATCTTTGAGGCGATAATCCCAATCAGCAGGTTTGTAATTTTGTAATAACTCAGGAACGGAACCTTGTTGATAACGATCTAGCAATCGTTCTGTTTCTAAGTAGAAATCCATTTCAGTATCGAATTTGATATGGCGGTTCTGTGTAGCTTCGTCATATAAAGCAATCAAGAGAAGTTGATACTTCTGAGGATTATTGATTTCGATAATGTTTGGATAGTGTTCCGTTAAGACTACAGTACCATCGTTTGGTACATAATCTCTACGGTTTGGATGTTTATATAATACAATGATATCATCTTTAGGTAACGGCATCTTTTGTAGTTCAAAATCTACGAAGCGTTGTGTAGCACTAACAGCTTTGATTTTGAATAGAAGTTCCGTACCCACTAAGATAACACGGTGTGTATCAGCATAATCCGCGATATTAATACCATCAAATGTAAAGTTGGTATAGTCTGGGTTATAATGTACACCACCCGTAAATTCAGTTTCCAATGTTTGTTTATTTTGGAAGATAGCGAAGTAGTTATCGGTTACATTGAATTCACGTTTAGTGGAATAGAATGCATTCAATAATAACTTACTACCCGATGTATTGGTTGCATTGATCGTTTCCGCTACAGAAACGATAGCATTTGGAATGAAGAGAACATTGATTACTTTGGGTGTATCGATAAGATATTTAGCCAAATCTTTACGTCTAAAGTAGATATATGTGAACTCCTCGTTCGGTTTAATTCTAATATTCGTGATTAACTTATTATCTACGAACACTAGTACGTTGTATTTAAAAAGCTTTCGATTTCGATTGATTTCATCGAAGGTTAAAGCTTTATTATAGATTGCAGAATCACGCCAAGCTTTACGACGACCTGTTGCAATAAACTGATGTTTCATAGGGAAGACGAGAACTCGTTCAGAGTTCACGTCATCAAACATTTTAATCCCCACTTCAGTTTTCAACTGAGCTGTCGTAAATCGTTCTTCGTGATAAGCTACCAAGTCGCGTTGGATTTGATAGTCGTATTGATAGGATTTAATCTGCATATCAGCAAAGAATTGTCTAAACATCTTAGGATTCAAATCACCTAAGGCTAGATCCTTCTTTACCGTATCCTTGGTAATATCTTCAGGCATAGTCAGTTAACTCCTTTATGAGAAACGATTATATGAAATTATTTACCTTTCGCAAAGTTTGCTACTACGGCATAAAGTTTATCACCGGATTTACCAATGATATCATCAAATGCATATTGGTTGTTCAAGAAACCACCATTAACAGCACTAGCGATATTGAAGATAAAGTAGTTGAAGTTCTCCAATGCGAAGAGTGCTGCATCACCATACATTTTACAGAAAGATTCTACATAACCACGAACTGTCAAGTCTTTCATTGTGTTCGTAATCATATACGCAGAATCATGGATTTGTGTAATGAAGGTAGCTATATTTGTATAGTGTTCCGGTTTGAATGCTTGTTCAATATCACGAACAGCAATCTCTGTTAAACCAGATACTTTCAATGCGTAGTTTTGAACCATATCGCTATCTTGTACTTTCAAGATAGATAAGAAGTAGTATTTAGCAGTCAAGTATAATACCTTAGCAAATGCTACTTTATCTACATTGAGAGCGAATAATTTATTGAATACACGAGTTAGCATGTGAGCATAGATAGATGCTCCATCTGTGTATAGAGTTGTATTATTTAGCTTAGAGAAGTTTTGTTGTACTACTCTAGCAATGTATGCGGATTCCAATAGTACATAGAGTTTCTTTGGATCCACATCAATTCGACCGCTATCATCTTTAGCATAATTTGCTACACGGTCAAGCACAGCAATACCAAATAAGTTTTGTGGATTGCCTGCTAAGAAGAATGGGAATGGAGGTGGTAATTGATGGTTCAAGTTAGAACCAACTGGTAACATCTTACCATATAACCCATTTTTATGTGTGAATGCGTTCAATACATCATTCACCAGCGGATACTTAAAGTATCTGCGAATGTTACTAAGTGCTTCATCAACAGCAGACGCATCTACGACAACGGATTTTGCTAAGTAGTTCTTAAGCAATCCGTCCATCTTGCCGCTATGGTTAAAGATGGAATATAGATACGAATCTCGGATGGAAGATAATTGACGTGTACTCATTACGCTTCTTCTCCTTTAGTTCCTAATTGTTTAAATTCTTCTTCGTCGATATCTTCGAAGATAATACCATCAATTGGAATATCCAATTCGGTATTCAATATGATTATATCATAGGTAATGGAGTCGCTAATCACACGATCAACGAGATCTTTACGCATATAATATTCGAATGAGCGGATAACGATGATATTGTACGTCATATCAGGGTCCACTACTGGGTCTGGGTATGAGATAGAGTCTAGCTTCGTATTGTGATGTGTTTTGACTCTAGTCTCGGATAAAATTCCTGGTTGTACTGGGAACAAAGAGAACACGATATCTTCAGTATACACACTCTCCATCATACGGTCGATTTCAATAGAGCGGTTGAGTGTTAATACACCATCTAATGATTCGACACTGTTATGGGAAATAAAGTGTACAGAAGAGTTCTCTTTCTTATTATCAATGGAATCGAAGAATTCTTGAGCTCGTTGCTCTTGTTCATTGGTTAATGGTAGTTTATATCTATTCTTAAGATATTCCACCATGCTAACTTCATTGATAATTGTGTTTTTGCCTAACATAATCCAAAATCTCCTTTACTTTTAAATACATTAATCTCTTGTCGATGCAAAATAAGTGTACTAGACGTATAAATTGTCTAGTACACTTAGTCATTAATCGATTTTTACATTCTTTAGAATTTCGATGACTTGTTCATCTTCCAGTTCAGGAACTTCGGCATGATGTTTCATTTCCTCCTGAATCACTTCATCGGGAACTACGTTCATACCAATATATCCAAAACGGGTATTTAACAATACCACTTTTACTGGAGAGTCTGGATTACCCATAACTACAAAAATAGGAGCCCCAATCGATGCATTGATACGGTCCGTTTCTTCAACGACTTCGTTAGCATCAATAGACTCAATGAATTTGCAGATGGCTTTAAAACTTGGGTGATTATTAGGTTTTACAATGCGAATCAATTGAGCACCGATTCGTAAAGGACCTTCACCAACAGGAACTTCATTGTCAGGGAGTTGGTTAAATTCTCTGATATCTTTTAATAATTGCTTAATTTTCTTAATCTTCATTTACATCCTCCAAAAAAAATATTACTTATCGCTCTTTATAATCATATTCATAATATGATTGTAGGTCACTTATATTATCACTGATTTGATTAATATATAGGTTATTCACATAGATAAGAATCCGATAGGTAGCATCGATGTTCTTATTGTAAATCAACACCCGTTTATGAGGAAGATCTACTACATAGTCGATTTTATCATCAGGTTTCTCTTTCTTTCCTTTTAAGACCGTTTCATTCTTTAAGATAATGAAATTGAATAGAATATCTGTACTAATACCGTGACTATCATGATATTGTAAGATTTCATCTAATACCGAATCACCTAATAACTTGGATAAGTCCAATACATCAGGCTCTCTAGGTTCTAACCCTTCTTCAATTTGGAACATATTCGTGAATAGGAGTTTATAACCATTCTCATCTTCTTCACCAAAGCGAATAGATGGTGTATAGTATGTACGGATATTGATGCCATCAGTACTACCTATATCCAATCCCATATTGGCTTTGAATCCAACATCATCACGTTCTGTACTCAATTGGAATTGACCCATAGTATTGAACTCAGCAGTCAATGTAAAGTTGATATTGGCAGATTCAGATACAGAGCCATGTTTAGCCAAATCATCCATAGAGATATCAGTGAACACATATTCCATTGTAACTGGGTAATATAAGAAGAATTCTTCGTGGGAAGACGCGGTCTTCTCTTTATACGTCCAGTATTTATTAGAATGGCCTGTTAAATACTCCAAGAATGGTTTAACAGACATCTCTTCATTACGAAGTGGTTTTTCTGATAACGTGGATATCTGCTCTACAATCTGACCTGGAACAAAGCACTCTAATGCGGTTTGTTTCCAATAGACTTGATTCTCATTGAATCGATTAATCAACGAGCTATACACGTTCACTTGTTGATAAGCTGTATCAAACATCATTGTGACTTGTAATACTACACGGAACCGATTCGTGAAATAGGATAATGAGATATCATTCACATCATCACGGAATAATGGAAGGAATTGACCGTAGTTCTTATTGAAGTTCGTTGCATTATACATACGAGTGAACATGGAACCCGCCATGAATATATCATCATTAAATTCCAAATGTGGTCGGATAATCAAGATAGGACGATTCTTCTTAATGAATGCGGCTTCTTGACGATTTTCATTTATCTTAAATTCTCTGTAAGCCATACGGCTAGAGATGTGAGTGTGCTTAAAAAAATTAGGAGTGAATAAACTTTTAATGAATTCAGTCATCTGGAATGTCACATTACCAACGGTATGTGCCAGACTAGAATTTACTACAGCTTGGTTCATTAGTATCACCTCTACAGACTTGTCTAATGAAGTACTTATAAATGAAAACAATATGGTAATGCAAGATTGGTTGTCTTGTATCCTGGTTTGGCTAACTTACCTAAAAATCTTCTCTTATACAAAAACAAATACATTGAATGAGTATATGGCTTCGGTCATATACTCATTATAACGTAAAAAAATAAGGATGTACTCAAGCGAGTACATCCTTTATCTTATTTATTACAGAACTGATACAATCCGATCAATTGGTCTTTAATCAAGGAGAACTTGTTATTGAAACGGCCTGTATTACGGTCGATAACCAATGATTTATGTGGATTGAATACTTGGTCGAAGGATTTCTTCAACTCGTTTGTTTTCAATGAGATGATGTTCAATACATCACCATCAAAGTCTGCGTTTAATGATGTTAGAATAGAGATTGGTAAGCTACAAGAAAGATCATCGTAATCTCTCTTAACTTCTGCAATTTCCATACATACGAAAGAACCGAAGTCAATTGTAGGATTTCGGTTGAGTAGAATTTTGTTCTTATGTTTCGTATTAGCAAGCATATATTGAATGATTTTATAAATCTTAGGATCGAATTTACGATACCCTTTAAACCATTCATCCACTGCTACGTTATAACTAACACCTGTTAATTTAACGATGAGATTGATAATCTCTTCTTTATAAAGTTCCATGAACCCTACGTATGGAAGACGTACTTGGTAGGAACGTAACTTTGCATCAGGAATGATTACGTTACGAGAACTAAAGTTTACTTTACCACCCAAGATATTTCTACGGATATGACCTTCTTTCTCTGTAAGAGATGTGAAGATGATACTGTAGGCTTCCATGAGTTTAGTTTGAGCACGGAATAGGTTCTTATTAACCTTAGCAATATTCCGTTGATTTAACCCTTCGGATTCTTCATTCAAACGTTCGAAATTACCATACATCGCATTGTAACATGTATCAATCTTTGTATAGGAATAATCTTCGTTTGTGAAGAATACAGGTCTAAGTACAGAAGAGAAGATTGGAACTTCTTGGATAAATATCTTATGTTTATCAATCATGATATTATCAAAGAGCTCTGCTTTATTTTTCTTCTTCTTTTTGAACCAGTACATGATTTCTTCAAAGCGTTCTTTAAAGTCAATCATGCCGATACCAGCGAATGGATTCTTCTTGTCATCAGCATCAGGTTCTTTATAGTACCCATCGATATCCATTTCTTTCTTAAAGTCTAAGATAGTTTCCAATGTATCACTACCGAAGAAGTCTTTAAGCTTAATGTACATCAATGGTTGAATGATATGGAATGGGGCAGTTAGCTTAAGCCAAGCGAACATATCCAAATCAACATCAACGAATTTAACTTTTGTGTTACAATGTGGGCAAACTTGACCAGTATAGAATTTACCGATCGTTTCACCACAAGAACAACGATAGCGTTCTGCGAAGGCATTCTCATCTTGCCAATCAGAACCAAATCGAGGAGAATGGATACCATCCATTTCTTTCGTACCTCGAGTCATGATGTTACCATCTTTATCTTTTAACTTTTTCTTGAACGGCTTACTCTTAACGATAAAGCCTTTATTGGTTAGCATGTCTGTAACGAATGATTCATGCCAATCCATTACTCGTAGTCTTGGACCTACTGTTTCTGGGTTATAGAACTCAGGTAACAGTTCAATGTTCAAATCCAAGTCTGTAGGGGATAGACTGTAATCAATTTGAATATCCTTCATGTCATTTACTCCTTTAATAATATACTATATCGGGACTCACCATTATAATATATAACCTAATTTGTGTTTATATATTATGCTAGTATGTAGTCTAGGGTATGGGAAATTACTAATTTTCTACGATCCGAGAATGATTACGAACTTTTTTATTATTTAGGAGGGTACTATGGAAAACCTAATGAATGTAGGAATGACATCCTACACAACCAACACAGATTTCGATGTACTATGCATTCATCATAATGATATGGATGGCTATACATCAGCTATGTGCGCTAAGTTATCTCCACTATGGAGAAAGAAAACTTTTAAATTCATATCTGCTCATTATGATATGGAATTCGATTTCAGTAAGTTAAAGAAATCACAATTTGTATTTATTTTAGATTTTAGTTTACCAGTTCAGTATTTCGATGAATTAGTTGAACGAGTTGGTATCGACCATATCGTATGGATTGACCATCATCTTTCCTCTATTAACAAATACAAGAACTACCCAAACATTGACGCAGTTCCAGGTATTCGTATCAATGGTCTTGCGGCATGTGAATTAACGTATTTACACTTCTTCAGAAGTGTTGTGCAGTTGGATGACCAAACATTATTTGATCCTGCTATCGACGTTCGTATTAATGGTGGTGAGGTTACGTTAGAATCTCTTCTCGCTCCATCTATGGATGGTGTATTCCCTAAATCTGTTCGTATGGCAGGTCAATATGACACGTGGCGTTTCTTAACGTATGAAGAATATATGACAAACCTTATGTTCAATGATGGGTTTTATGCAGAATTCGAACGCCCAAGTAACGAATCCTGTGAATTCTGGGATGCTTTCTTCGATATGAAGCTATCTCAAGATGTAACAAACCAAATCATGGTATCAGGTAAACCGATTGTGGACTTCAAGAACCGCACATTTGTAACCAACTTACAACGCGCAGGTTTCGAATGTAGTATTCGTAAGTTCGAAGATGTTAGTGCCATTGCTATCAACACACTTGATCGTGGTAGCTTTATCTTTGAAACAGTTAAAAACGATTATGAAGTTGGTTTAGTATTCTTCATGAACGCTGAGGGTAAAATGGAATATTCTATTTATCGCTTAGGTAAGAACCCAGAGAAAGTTATCCTTGTCAATAAGATTGCTGAATCCTTTGGTGGTGGTGGTCATGCAGGTGCCGCTGGGTTTATTACAAATGGTACGTTGGTATTAGAGAGGAAGTAAATTATGTTAAGTCCTTACACGAAATCCGTATACACATACCTTCCAAAGTATTGTGAAGAAACGCCGAATGCGGCAGTTACCTTTATTAATAGCCTAGCTCATGCATTATATCTACAAGCGGCTATTATCATAGGTACCCATCATTATGAGGAGCCTACAACAGTCGTCCTTTCCGAAGTATCCACACGGAAATATGACTTATATCATGATGAAAATGGTGAAGTGTTGGATAATGTAATTAATTGCATTATGCGACATATCCCAACCAATCTGTATCCGTTAGACCATATCGAAGTCGTTAAAGAAGTGATTACTGATGTCTCTATGCATCATATAACACTAGAAGAAGCATCCAAGAAATTAGATGATATCTTCGTTCGTTCTACATTCGAACAGTTGAAAACCTTTAAAACAGTTCCTGGTCAATTGGATATTTTATATCGCACACTCGATACAGTTGCGATTAAAACAAGTTGTATGAAAGTAGACGGAAAGAGTAATTATACTGATATCCGTTTCTTAAAACAACAAATCTGGTCTATCCCGGATAGTAAGAAAGATATGATGGTCATCGAATTCGATACTCATGTAGAAAACCCTAATATGGTTATGAAAGATGAGAATGGTGATTATTATACCTTTGCCAACGGTCATAGACATGATAAGCCTATGGTTACTGTGAATAGTAAATATCTCGACCCAGATGAATTTGAAACCTACCGAAAAGCTATTCAAGATGCTGTTAAAACTGCATTTGGTTTAGAAGGTATCGATATTGAATTTAGTTCTGCTGGTGGTAATCGATATTCTTGCTATTACTCAGTATCCTATTTCGTATCCGATTATATTGATGATGAGACTATGATGCGAATTGCTAGTTACTTAGATCAATGGTATCGTAGTCATGGTAATCGTTACGATCATAACTAGGAGATAAGAGATGAATAGAAGAGACTATTTCAGCTACTTACATCCCTATACAATTATCCTTCCACAGGAAGCTGATAGAGTGGATTACACTCTTATGATGAAAGCTAACTTCTTTCGTCGGGTATTAGAGTTCCTTGGAATTGATGTTAGAAGCGAATCTCGTTCTATGCCTACAGATCCCCAAATCATCTATCGATTTGGGGGTCGTTGTAGTAAGGCAACTGAGTTTGATGTTGGGAAACGTCTATATGATATCATTCATAATCGAGTTCCAGAATATGTGTATTCAACGGGGTTGATTGGTGAATTAACCCATATCGTATTACCTATCGATAAACCAACTGATTTGATTGTCGCTAACCAACGGTTAGATGAATTGATTGAACGATATGATACAACAGAGAAAATCATTCAGTTCAATACTGAGTATCATGGGTTTGGTGTATATAACTCCCATTCAACTGAGGAGTATGATACATACTTACTTATGGTAGATGACAGTATGGTACAGGATGATGACTATACCCGTTTCAATACATCAGTTAATTTTATGACTGGTGTATTAACTCGTTTATCAAAGAAACGTTTCGGTTCCATCGTAACCAAATACAAAGTATTTGATAAATCATCTGGAACATTGGTTTGGGCTCGTTATCCAGAATTCCTAAAGGATGACTATCATTCAGATATATGTAGCTTCCTTGCGGATTGCGGTATGGATCTATTTGATAAACAAATCAAATGGTTTAGTCATAATGAACCAACGTCATCCATTCGATTCATGGAACCATTCATGCAGAATATGGATGAAAAGTATATGGATTTTGTAGTTGAAACTACTAAAAATTTAAGTGTGTTCGATTGGGTAACTGATCGAGATTGGTGTCGTCATAAACGACTTATTAATATAAGCTGTAATAAATAGCGAAAGGAGACTTTTATGTTAAAAGTTGGTATTATAGGTATTGGTAATGCGGGCAATCAAGTTGCGGCATTGGGTTTAGCAACAAAAGAGATTCCTGCATTGGCAATCAATGCGTCTGAAAAAGACCTTGATACATTGAATATCAAGATGGATGCTATCATCTTTGGTGATAGCTCGGGTTCTGGTAAAGACCGTTCTATTGCAAAAGGCTTTGTGAAAGAAAATATCAAAGACCTAATCAAAGACGAAGCATTCAAGAAATTCATGGATCAAACAGATATTGTCTTTGTAGTCAATTCCACTGGTGGTGGTACAGGTTCTGGTATGGGTCCTATCCTAACAGATATCCTACGCAATTACTTCCGTAAAGATGAAAACAAAATCTTCGTTAACGTAGGTATTCTTCCTACATTGGGCGAATCCGTTGGTGCACAACGTAATACACTTCAATATTTGAAAGAAATGTCTGACTTGGGTGGTTCTTACATGTTATTCGACAACGAAAAACGTGCATACTTACCAACCAATAAACAAATGGATGAAGTGAATAAAGAAATCGTTACTATGATCTCTGCGATTCGTGGAGACTTCTCTCACTCTTCCCCATATGGTATGATTGACGATAAAGATATGCGTAAAATCATCTCCGTTCCAGGGCTTATTTTCATGGATGTATTAACTGGTATCTACGAAGACTCCATTGGTGCTGATGAAACATTGGATGGTGTATTATTAGACCATTCCGTTAAAGGTTCTTGTATGAACTGCTCTGAAAAAGATGACCATACTGTAAAACGCATGGGCTTCATCGCATACCTTACTAAAGGCTTGAATGATAAGTTCAATGAGAACTTACCAAGCATTCGTCACTTCTATGGTGAACCAATCGAAGACTTCAAACACTTCGCACAAAACGAAGAAAGTGATAAGCTCAACGTATTGGTATTGCTATTGAGTGGTCTTTCTGTACCAGATAAACGTATCAAAGTAATTATCAATCGCATCGAACGAGTAGAAGAGGAGTTAAATAAAACACAAACTAGCTCCGTACTCAATAATGCGTTAGATAAACTCTCTGCATATGATGGTACTAAAGATGCTAAAAACGATTCCGATGATGAATTCGATATGGATTCCATCTTGGATAAATATTAATCAATTCTATATAAACGAATAGGCTAACTACCTATTCGTTTATATATTATTCCTGTGACAGAGTAAAATCTGTCAGAGTTTTTTATTAAGAACTAATCAGTCGGAAAC